GCAGGAGGGTTTGCTATCTCGTTAGCGGAAACGGAAGGTTGGATGCGTGGGCCATTAGAACGTACCGTTGCACGAGCTTCCGCTGTAGTAGCACCATTGTCCACGTTCTGTCGGAACTCTTTGATGCGGTTTGCTGCTTCTTGTCCTGCTGTTAATGTTGGAGTCGCCATTGTATTTAGAGTAATTATACCACGCTATACTTCGTTTTTACTGTTTCCACGATTTGTAAATGACCGCACTTCAATATCTCCAACGAGCACAACTTTGAACTGAGCCCATGTTGTTGATTCACTCAATCCGAGTTTCTGATATTGTTCTTCATCTTCAATGTCTGCTAGCTTCCAGTTTTGGAAACGTGCATAGCAAGTTGTCCCCGCTTCTGCAATGTCTCGGTCAAGCGTGATTACCGTTACTGTGCCTGCTTTTTCCTTGCTCGAAACATGCGCCATTTGTCCAGCATACGCACCGTCGATAAGTTCTATCTCATCACCCACCGCAACAGCAGTAAGGTCTTCGAGTGTGTTGAATGTGTTAGCTCCTGCAAAGGTTCCACTGACATAAAGCGGGTAGTCTGGGTTCTTGCTCGTGCGGTATTTAATCTCGATACTTTCCCCTGCTCCTAGTTCCTCTGATTTAAGGATTAGGTTAGCCCACGCATCTTTTACGTTCCTTGATTCAATCTCAGACGTTATAAAGTAGCTTGTTGGTACTTGGTCGGGGTTCTCCACAAAGATATCTGTACGGCCACTACTGAGCCTTCCTGACGTGAGGATGCGGGTGTATTGGTTGTTGAGTACGAGGATAGGAGCGCTTGTCTGCAAACGATGGAAGCCAACTTGGTCAGCGTCATATTTGAGCGCGTACCGATGGTTCAAAACACGGGTTTCTATATCAAACTCCCACACACCTGATGCAGAACGCTCGTTTACTACGACATTACTGAAAATATCATCGTTATCAGTTGGATTGCTTGCGAGGTCGTCAATAAGCTGGTTGTTCGTGTTGATGTTGATGTAAAAGGATTTGCCACACGCTTTCATTCCTTTTGGATGGATGCCACGGTCAATGCTAGAAGGCTCAATATCGCCCACAGACATACCGTCAATCGCAACTGCATCAAACGCGAATGGGAACGAGGCTACGGTAACAAAGCCAACACCGTTGAACACTTGAATGTGGCCTCGGTCAGTAATGATGTAGACATTGCCATCATCCCCGATACTCATGGTAAGTACTGCGGTTCCGTCTATCTTGTAGGAATTACGTGCGATTGGAGTACCACCTGATTCTTCACCGATGTAGATTTCATATACTCGTGCATCACCGCTATTTGAATACGTACCAACAAACGTAGCTTTGTAATCGGTTGCGATAGAACACGCTACAAGGTGGTCTGCGAGCGTTACGGTTGAGTGCCCGGCTGTTGGGTTGTAATAACGAACAAGGTTTCCATCGGTAACAAAGAGTGTCTCTGCGCCGATGTTAGACACGTTCATAATGTGTGGGACGCCAGAGGTTAGTGCACTCCCAGAGGCTACCGCTGTCCACCAGTCAGTGTCCCATGACGGTGTTCCAGCGTTATTGTTCATTGCGATATTTGAACTCAGACTCACAAGTAGTTCACCACCAAAAACTACAGCATCTGATGAGTCAGTAGCGGTTAGCGACCCTGATGTTGAAGTCCACGTACCGGATAGGCGTGGGTTTCGATAGGCCGCCATGTACTGAAAACGAGAGCCTGAAAGGATGTTGTATATATATCCTTCGTAGAGCACAGAAGCGTAGAGGTTATCGTTATCCATCTTTGCTTCTGAGATAGAAGGAAAGAGTTGACGGGAGGTCTTTATCTTTCCCGGTGAAGAAGTGAGGTCGATATTAAAAGTCGCCCAAAGCTCACCAAAAACATCACCCTTGTTTGGTTGGCGTATCTGTCCTGAGCTGTTGGGGATGTTAACGGTAGACATATTAGTAGTATCCTATCCTTCCAATAAGGGTTCCATTAAGGTACAAACTTGCAACACTTGTGTACTGCTCTGCAACGGTTTCTGAACCTGTATCAGAAGCGTTACGTACAGAGACACTTGTTCCTGTTGTTGATGCTCCCGGTTCAATGCGAATCTGAATACCCGAAAGACGGCGGGTGAGTTCAGCGACAAATGAAGTATCAGTGACACGCTTGATGCCATCGAGTTCTCGCTCCATCTTTTCAAACCTGAGTAGTTGTTCTGGTGACATTATAGTTGCTCGTTATTCCAGCTCGTTGTTGGTTTTGATTCGTTTACCCATCCGGTGCGGGATGTTGCGCTACCGCTTTGAGCGAAGAACTCAGGCTCTACTTCAAGCAATGCGTTTGTCCCTGTCCCACCAACATCAACACCTGCATTATTGAATATAGTTGGTGAAACTTCGAGAAGCGCGTTTGTGCCAACTTGGTCCTGTGGCTCTACTATTACGGCAAATATTGTTGCTACATAGTCGGCTGTGCCTGATGTTGCGCCACTGACGCCCACAGAATACTGTGTGATTTGGGAAGTGTCCGTGGTGATTGCGTAAGCAACAAAGAATGCCTGCTCTACCGGCTCGGACGAGATTGAATACTGTACGTCAAGAAGTTCAGTCCATGTTGGATTTGCGTCCGAAGATGTGACTGTATATGTACCAAAACTACCGCTGTTACTTTCTCCGTTGAACACCCCCGCCATAATAAGGAGTTGTTCGTTTGGACGTGAAAGTGTAAGAGCGCTACTCGTTACTGTCCAACTTGCTAAGTCTTTGACATCTGTTGCGGAAGCAGACCCGAAGATTGGATTTACAGTGGTAAGCCCTTTTATACAAAACATTGCTGCCGCACCCTGGGTAGTTGCCCCGGTTAAAGCAATTGTATAATTTGAAGCTGAGACGTCTGATGCGTCTGCTATCCGATACAGCATGGATATAGCCTGGTAACTACTTGCGCCACCCGCTGTTAGACACTCAGTAAACCCGGAGACTGTTGGCTTATTTGAATCAAACCCGTTTGCAACAATAAGAAGAGTGTCCCCCACAGCAACACTCGCTGGCTTGTTGATAGTCAAGTTGTCAGCATCGTTTGCGCTGACTGTTGTGGTGGTGACTGTAAGAGCCATGTTTATACTGCTTTAAGTGCGTAGTGTCCTTCTGCGTTTACGGTTATTGAGAGTGTTCCTGAGACTGGACTGAGTGTGCCCTCTACAATGTCTATAGTCGCCAACACGGGGCTTGTAGCAGCTACCCCTGTGTCTACCCATAAACAGTATTTGTTGGTCGTAGCGGTCACTGTAGAGAGTGAAGGGTTTGCTGTATCGAGTTCTACACGGTTATTCGCCGCGTCAATCGTTGTAGTAACTGAACCAAGGGTAACTGCGGTAGTACCAGACGCTACTTCTGCTGAGATGTCAGAGAAGTACTGGTCTGTCCCGCTGTCTGGCGTGAATGTGGTCGCCATGAACGAAAGCTTTGGCGTTCCGAGGGCTAAAATTGCGTCTAGCTGTATTTTAAGTGCTCGTAAGTGAAGTGTTGATGCCATGTTTATATTCCGTGTCTATTTGTTCTGCTAAAACTGTTTCTACTAAACTTCTCTGCTCGTGGTCTCATACGCTTTGACGTGGTTTGGTCACGAAGTGCAGTCATTTTCTTGATTTCATCTGCCTTTACGGTTAGTTCGTTGCGAATCTGTACCCGTGATGGGTCGTTTCCACCTATCATCAAGCGGTCTGCGGCGTACAATGCAACGTATTCCTCTTCGTTTGGAAGCAAGCCAGTGCTCTGTGTAAGATTGTCTGCACTGAAACGTGGGTGTACCCGACCATATGAGAATCGGTAGGTGTATGACGCGTCTGGTTTAGGAAAAAGACGCAAGATATTCCCGTCAATATCAAAGTGTGTAGGCTCTCCCGATTGGTTCTGTAGGTATTCGTACTCTGAATCGCGTGAGTCAATCGGTATAAGGCGCGTGTATGTATCACCAGTAGCGATTTCAAGGTGTCTGAATGACAAGGCTTCTCCATTGTCCAAGTCTCCACCTGAAAGAGAGAGTGTGAGGTCAGAGGTAGTTACACTTGTTCGTGAAAGGTCAGTGTTATTCGATGAGTCGGGGTTAGTTCTACCCGCTACCATCAACTTAATGACAGAAAGATGGTCTACGCCAAAGTTAAGTGCACGAATTATCTTCGCGGTTGATGCGTTGGTCTGACCAGAGAGGTCTTTCGCGTAATCTATGAGTGTTTGAACCGTGTATTGTTCCATGAATTGTGATTTGGGACTGAGTGAGAGAGTGGAGAGCGGCCACCCCCTCACTCAACCCCAAAAAGGGGATGAGTCAGCCGTTAAGCTGTCGTCAATACGTCTACGAGCTTTGGAGCGTTGTACGTCCACACGACTGCATCGTGCATTTGGAACGTAGTAAGTTCAAAACCGTGTGTTCCTGTTCCACCAACTGCTGCTGCAAGTGGCTTCTCGTCTGAACGCATACCCTTCGATGGAAGAGCTACGGTTACAGCGTTGTAAGCACCAGCGAGCATGTGTTCGATAACAGTACCGAATGTTGAAGCGGTGTCGTTTTCAGATACAGTGAGTGTAGTGAAGGCAACTACTTCAAGAGTGGTAGTTGAGAGCTTGCGCGCTCGGATTCCTGCTGTCTCCCAGATAGCTCGGTTAGATGCTGAGACTTCAATGTAGTCACCTGCATCACCAGCACCTGCAAGGTAGTAAGAGCTGTTGTTGATAGCGGCTACAATGGTGTCAATCTGTGCTTCTGCGGTTGCTTCTACGTCAATCTCTCCTGCTGCTGATGGAGATGCCTTTGCAGTAAGAACTACACCGTTGATGGTGAGTGTACCGTCAGCTGTAAGAGGGTTGTTGAGGGTGTAGAGAGCAGTACGTGGCATTTCGTTTGTAACGATAACGTCAAGCCCACCGAAGCCCTGTGCTCCACGGATAACGCGAGTACCACCAGCTACTGTGAAGATGCTGTTAGTAAGCGCGCGGTCAGCAACTGAGAATCCAGCTCCCTGTGAGAAGAGGTTGAAGTTCTTAGCCTGCTTTGGAGTCATCATCACAAACGGATTGCTTTCACCGTATGCGTTCTCCTCCTGTAGGATTTGAACGATAGTAGCTGCTACATCGTCTGGGTTAGAAGATGAGAGGGTGATAGGTGTTCCAGCTGAAGGTGAACCAGCCAATACTTCATTGTCGAGGACTGAGCTTGCACCTGTAACACCTGTGTCTACTGAGTGACGGTGGATAGCCTGACGAAGCGCGTATGCGTGCTTGTCCTGACGGTCAGCAACGAGGTCAAACCCTTCACGCATCAACTCCTGATAGAGGATTACGTCTGAAACGGTTGCAATCTCGTCGATTGACTTCTTGTCGCGTGAGTATGAGAAGCCGGTAGCACGTCGGTACAAAGAGTTCTTTGTAGACTGTGCAGCAACATCTGCTCCGTAACGATTAACAATATACTCTGCGTTCTCTGTTTCTACTTCTGATACCTGAAGCATTGGAAGGCTGTCTCGGAGGTTATCCTGGAGGCCGTCCATGTAAAACTGCTTCTGTGTATCACTTGCAAATACGTTGGCCATGATTAGTTCTAATTTTTACGTGTTAATTATGACGTAAAGATTCGTGCTTTCTTGAGTTTATCCATCATAGCTTTGTCGCTACGAGGCCAGTTTCCCTTTCGGGCTTGTGCAACCCAGTACTCGAATGAATCCGAAGCACCTGCATTGGTACGCTTTGATGGAGGTGGTGCTGACGTTTTCTTCTCTAGTTCTGCAATCTCCGCTCTTACGATTGGTGATTTGAGGGCTTCGAGTGCGTCAATACCTTTGAACTTTGCGTAATCCAACACAACATCCTGTGCTTTCTTAGAGACGATACCTTCTGTCTTTAATTCAAGACGAGTGTAGCGGTCATCTACTTCTTTGCTACCTTCTTCCGCTTTTTGACTGCCTTCTTTACCAAACTCTCGCTCGTACATTCGCTTGATTCGGGCGCGTCGTGCTTCTGGGGTTTCAGTTGACTGTTGCTTGCCACCTTCAGGTGCCTTCGCAATTTCACTTTCTCCAGTGCTTTCATCTTCTGATTCGCTAACTTCTAAATCGTCAGTAGTGGTGTCAGCTGATACAACTACTTCTTCTTCGTTTTCTGCAAACATGGCTCTATATCACTTTAAGGGGAGTGAGACCTTTTTATTTATAGTCACTTGACCTGAATCAGTGAGAGGTAAGAGCGCTCTTCTCTTGCACATAATTATACCACGCTACCTCGGTGCCTTTGCAATGTCTTTCTTCTCTACTCCCTTCTTTGAAATGGAGGCAATGAGATTGAGACGCGCTTTTGTTTCTTCCTTCACTAAGTAATGAACCTTCATAATCCTTCCGTATTCTGCGTCATCGAGAGCTACTATGTTCTTCTCCAATACCTCCCCGTTGCTCGTTACAATCTGTGTGAATATCTTTTTTAGGAACGCTTGTGTGTCTGGTTCCTGTAGCATTTTCGCTACGGCAATTTCACGCTCTGACCACATGGCTAAACATTAGCTGCTAAACTCGCTTCCTGATTCATCTGGGTCTGGTCTACCTTTACCGCTCCCCCTTGCCCTTGTGGAGCCATCTGAGAGGCTGCTTGCATTGCTTCGTTCACGTAGAGCATCAGTTCCTGTTCTGACACTCCAATCATATCCAATACCTTATCGCGGAGTGCGAGCTGTACAGGGTCGGTGCGGTCAATTCCCTTAGCGAGGTTGATAGCGTTGCTGTATGACTCGAAGAGGATAGCTTTTGAACGCTGTTCGTCTGTAGTTCGTACAACAACCTTATCCCCTGCGTTCTTGATGAACTCCTGAATGTCGGTAATCTTTCGGCGTGCTCCCTTTCGTTTGAGGTCTGTAGAGATAGTCTTCTCCATCTCCATCTGTAGCTCTGGGGTAACAAGCTGTCCGTTCATTAGACTTTCAGAACCACGCGCAACCATTTCACGGTTGATGATAGTGCGGTCAATCAAGTCCAGTTCTTCCTTGGTGAATACTTCGTCAATCTCGTCTGACTCTGCTGCCTCATTGAGTGCGTCTTCGAGAATCCAGTCACCAATCAGTTCTTCGAGGAAGAGTCCCATGTCCTCTAGCTCCTGTTCAAGCTGTGAGGTTCCGGCTACGTTTTGGAGATACTGTGCGCGGAATGGTGTGCCTGACTTACTCTCCTCACCCATTACAGCAGGGAGAGAGTTAGATTTAAGGTCAGCAGATTCCTTTATCGAGCTGGTGATGTTTTGGTACATCGGAACGCTCGTAGGGACAGTGTTTAACTGTTGGAAGGTTTTGCCATCTCCTACCTGCAAGATTGTTCCGTGGTCGATACCGTCTGAGTAGATTGAGTCAACTACGTTTCCATCGTCTGTGTAGAAGAGGATTTTGCCACCGATTGCTACAGCGCGTGCTTCCTCAGTCTTATAGAAGTTGTGCCATCTCTGGTGTTCTGCTAGTTCTTCAGGGATTCCTTCACCAATAGCGCGACCAATAACCGGGTGGCGAACGTCGAGCTTGTATGGGTACTCATCGTCAGTTAGTTCATCTGCGCGGAAAGTTATACCTTGACACTTTCCTTTCTTGTCTTTGCCGAGTGGGCAGTAAATGATACGTGCAAGAACAAACTCGTTCATGTCTTTATCAGTCCATTCCTTACCCTGTGCTTCGAGGAGCTTAGCCTTCTCCATCTCTCCCGTTACTTCGTAGACTGCGATATATGTTCCAACAGTATCAGCAACAGAGTTGAGCTTGTCACCAACATCTTTCTTCTTCTTCATCTCTCGCGCTGTGGTGATAGCGAGGTCTACATCTGTCCATGTAGTTTGCTTCTTGAGCTGTCCGGGCGTGTAGTAGTGACGTTCGATTATCGGGGATGAAAGAATGTCCGTCATGTCTGTGATGACATTCTCCCACGGTACTATGTAAACCTCTTTGCCTTCCTCGGTTTCAATACGCTTCCACAATACTGCACCGTAGCGAGGTCGAACAACAGAATACTCATTGAGCTTCTTGCCAAACTTCATGTCACGCATCTTCTTCTGGAGTGCTTTGGTAGAAACCATTGCAGATACTCGTGCTTCGTCAGAGCTGTCTACTGGTTCAACCTCCATGTGCTTGATGTCTCTGTCGGTTGAGCGGGCTTCTAGTCGGATACGATACTCGGAGATGTTGTCGTATGGATATTCCCCAATGATATCGTCAAAGGCATTCTCATCGAGGTACCGAGAACGGCGTGCGTAGTTAATCGAACGGATTAGTTTGTACTGCGAAAAGTCATCACCTGATTGCAGGGGTATTGTTCGTGTCTCATAAAATTGTTTAGCGCCCTCAACGAATTCGTATATTTGCATGGGGATAGTTTCGTATAATTATATCATGTGCAAGAGCCTAGTGTGCACAACTAGCGAAGTCCTGCGCGGGGTTTGCTCTTTGGTGAAGCGAACCGATACCCAAACTTCCGCATCTTTAGATTGTCGTAGAACTCTTTGGTGTCGTTTACGTTCTTCTTGAGGTGACGTTGTAGGTAATACCTAACACCGTCGATTGCGTGGTCGTTCCCGTTCTCAGGACGCTGTAGCCACACACCATTCTTGTCTCTGTCCCACATTAAGCGTGAGTATTCTTGCCATAGATTCTGTGAGCGAGCGGTTACGCTTATTCGTAAGTCCTGCATGAGTTGGATGCCGTGGAGAACACTGTCCTTTCCTTTTTCTGCGGGGACAATGGTTATTCCGTATGCTTTTAGTTCATCTATGCTCTTAGGCTCTGCGCTGTCTGCTACCGTAAGAATATCCCCTTCTTTGAGAGCGGTTGCGATTTCACTGTTACTCATTCCCTTGCGGTAAATAAGCTCATCGAGAATATACCCGCCATTGTATTCGTAGATATCAGTGCAAGCTGTCGGGTCTACCGAATACCCGAAGTCTAACCCGCGACCAATCTTCTTGGCCTCATGGGGTATCTCCTCAATCATCTGCCAGTCCTTAAATATCCTACCCTCAACAGACGATGGTTCACCGAGCCATTTGACTTTGTAGAGTGTCGGGCGATTCTCTTTGTCCGACTCCATCTCTAAACGGATAACGTCAGGCATCCATCCGTATTTCAACGCAATGTCGTAGTTTACGTTTATCTTTAACGTATTTGGGCGACCTTCAATCACCAAACGAACGTGTACTGGGTCGTCTTCAAGGAGGCGGTTGTATGTATAGATAATCTGTGAGTTGTCTTTACGAACAGTAGGGGTAAGAATCTCAATGGAGTTCTGCGTGATGGTCTGAGCTTCTTCTACCCATGCGATGTCGATACCTTCAATAGACTTAATGCTCTGCTCGTTGTGGTGTAAGCCTTTGAATATAAACTCAGAACCCGTCTGTGTATTAACAATGGACTTGTCTGTTATTTTGAAGTCCCAGAGTTCATAGAACTTAATGAGGTCAGAGAGGAGTTGGTGAGAGGATTCTGCTATTGAGATTTGATACTCACGAGCGCAGAGTATGCGAGTCTTTGCCATTCTTGCTCTAATGAGGAGATAGCGGGCTACCGTGTGACTCTTTAACGAGAAACGGCCGCCATAGATAGCGGCCTCTCTCCAATCAGTATCAAAGAGTCTTTCAAACTCTTCCGGTATTTCAATTACTGTCTCCTTTGTCTCCATCACGGATTATCTTTACGAGGACTTGCTGGAGTGCGTTACCTTGTGGGTCTGTTATGACGGCTTCAGCTTTGCCCTCAGCCATCTCCCATATAACCTTCTTATCCATACCTTCAAAGTATTCAAGTCTCTCCTCATCAGTCATCCCAGCGAGATAGGCTCTGGCGTATTCCTTTAGAGTCTTTGTTGGTGGACGACCAGCAGGATTTCCACTTTGTCCTCTCTTGAAGACGTGTGGTTGTAGTTGCTTTGGTACTTTGCTGATGTCTTGCTGATTTTCAGCTTCTTCTGTCATACTCAAATTATACCACGGGTTCCTTCTTTGTCAGCTTCCAATATAGAATCAGTGCCAGCGGAGTACGGAAATTATACTGTCCCCTATACTTGAAAGACTGGTTCTGTTTCCAGCAGATGTACTGATTACCCCATGTGCCCGGGCCTAAGAAAGCGCATCGGAGAAACGAATCAAAATGCATCTTAGACCATCCATTGTACCGGATGAGTTTTCCAATGTATATAGCGGTAAGGTTGAATGGCGACTCTTCCTTCCACGGATTACGGAGCGTGAATCTCATTTTATTCCTCCTTTGTCTCTTCTTCTGGTGCATCGAATGGAGCGATGTAGGTTTGGCTTCCTGTCTTTGTGTACTGGATGAGTGGTACGAATACGCAGCCGAGTTCTTCTTCCAGCTTCCGTAGTGCTTCCATTCTGGTCTTAATCTGTTCCTTCTTTGCTTCTTGGGTAGAGATGTCTGCTGAGATTTTAAGGTCAGAGACAATCTGCTCCTTTGTTTTGTTTACTCGTTTAGTTGTTTTGCTCATGGTTTCGGTGTTTACGTCTGTGGTTATAAACGACTGGTTGTGTTACTTCTACCACTTCTTCAAATGTCATAACTTCCTCCTGTACTTCTGGTTCCTTCTCCTTCTTTGGAGTGAAGAAGCCGACTACCTTCTGAAATAAATTAGCCACGCTCATGTTCGATTGCTCTTAGCTGGGTTTTCCAGTTAGTAATGGACTTCAAGTCGCGTTCGATTGCTTCCTTTGTCAAACGGATTTCTCGTTCCAACTCCTCTTTCTTTTCTTCTGTTGGGGGTAGTGAGGTTTCTAGTCCTTCGAGTAAAAACGTGTGGTGGGTGAGTTCGAGGTGTGCGGTGATACGCCCAGCCTTTGCGTTCTGCTCAGCCTTGTCCAGTATTGCGTTTTTAATCTCACCGTCCGGTGTTACTCTTCGTATCTCGTAGTTAAATAGTTTCATGCTCTTGCTCGTTATTGCTTAATCTTCCTCCGCTCTCCGCCCGTCATCGAATCCCATTGCTCCTGCGAGTTCTCTGTCCTGCCACTTCTCTTCTATAAAAACGTCGTGTACAGGTGTTCCTTTTTCCTTCTTTATCGCTTCGATTACAGAAACCGCCTTAACGTACTTTCTCACTACATACATTTTTGGTCTCTCTTTCGTCATTATTGAATATCAAATATCCTGCGTACTTCCCAAATAATAGTCTTGACGGTTCCGTGACTTAATTTGAGTGAGTAGAGGAAGTCTCTTAGCTTCTGTATTCGTGGGTCTTCTATCATTGTACCATATTTTACTTACTAAAAACACTCGTATGGGTCTCTAACAACACGCCGGGAATGGTTTATGGCATCGAATAACTGACACTCAAGTTCGTTCCGTTCACGTATGGTTCGAGTGAGTAGTGGCATGATGCTTGTGACCTCTTCATTACCCCTCACCTGTCGCAACGCATGAAGTAAGTCTTCACATTGTAACCGTGATACTTCGAGCATTACTTTTAGTTGGTCTACTGTGTATTCAATAGGCTCTAGGGTTTGGAGAGACAGGGGGATGTCTTTGCGTTTAGGGGGTGTCATTGTTTTAAATCTTCTGGTGTTGGTAATGCGTTCTCTTTGCTTTTGTACAGAGCATGCTTTGCTCTGGACTTCCGTACTCTTTCTCTGCAACGCATTCTGTACGCATCAGGGTCTGCTTCTTTTAGTGCTTTATGGTACTTCTTTTGGTATTCATTCCACTGTCCTTTGTGCTCCTTGCGGTATCTTGCTTGCTGTTCTTTCTTTTTGAGTGGGTCTTTATATGGCATACCTGTCTTAATCCCCCCCATCATACCAATCTATCCCCACAATAAAAGATACCCCTGTGGATAGCCGTGGTAAACTAATCCAATCCCAGAGCAAAGGGAAAGAGAATCCGCACCTCCATGCGGATTTTCGTTTGTCCACAGGTCACTCTTTTACTCTCTGGTGGGTGTGGTAAGATTGAGGTTAGATGGTTGGTAGACGCATGGTCGGGTGTTGTTTCAGGAGGTGTCTCCTGCAAGCTTGAAGTCACCTGACCAGTCGTGAGCCAATCATCGGTGGTGTGCTGCCGTCTGGGGAGTTACGTTGAAGCGGATAGGTTGCTAATGCCCCCGTGGAGAACTTGCTTGGGAGACTGTTTAGCACGGTAGTACCAAGACCCAGACGTGAGCACATCATCAGACAGTGGTTTGTGGGAGGGTTACAGAACGGAAGTAACCCCAGCAGGAGATAATGGTTCGACTCCATTCTTAAGTGTCGTCTAATTGGAAAGGACGCCTGTTCACGTTCTGGGAGCATCGCAACGTCAGTAGGGTTTCTAGACCTATGAGAGTCCGAAAGGAAAAACCCGTTGCCCTTCCCACAAGCTACGGTCAAGAATCCCCTCGTTCACATGACGAGGGGTTTTTTATCCACAGTTTGTTCACTAAAACCATTATGAAGATTGAGTGAAGCGGTGGTATACTTATGGAGTATCGAAAGATATGGCCGGGTACACCCACATAAAAATGCATAGAGGCGTGGGTACCAGGCAACTGGTACTCCGGCCTGTATGCATTTTTTAGTATGGCATCGCCACAAAAAGAGAACGGTTACACAGCAACAGCGCATGAGCTTATTGAGGCTTTTTGCCGACTCCAAATAAGTGGTGGTGCACATAGGGTGTTACGAGTCATTGAACGTAAGACATACGGTTTCAATAAGAAGAAAGATTTTATCTCCATAAGCCAGTTCCAAAAGTACACACACCTTGATAGACGAACAATCACCAGAGCGCTTGATGAGTTGGAGAAATGTAAAATAATACTCATTGAGCGGAGTATGGAAACTAACCAGTACACAATAAACAAGGACTACGATACATGGGTAGGGGCAGAAACGCCCCTAGGGGCGAAAATGTCCATAACTAGGGGCGAAAACGCCCATAGAACTAGGGGCGAAAACGCCCCATACAAAAGAAATAAAACAATTATAAAAACAATTGGCGATAAATCGCAAAAGCGTATGAAATCATATAACGAGAACACCCATTCAGATGATACTCCTTCAATCGACATGGATTCACGCCAGGAGATTAAACCGCCAGAGAAAGCAAAGCGAAACTACAAGGAAGTATACGCGGTGTTCGTTCAAGTGTTCGATAAACCACATCCCTCTAACTGGATTGTAAACGCAACCCAGCAGAAGTGTGCTGAGAACTTATACACAGAGCGGGGTTTGGAACAGATACGAACCGCGTTAGAGTATTACCAGGAGCATAAGGGTGAGGAATACCTACCCGTTATCGACTCACCATACGACCTCGACACCAAGTGGACAAAGCTGTTCTCTTTCAAAAAGAAAAATGGATAAATCAGACCTAGAAAAACTAATACAAAAAATAGCCTCTGAGAAAGAGCGTGTTTCTAGTGAGCTTCACTCAGACGAAGGCTTACTCCGATTGCAGGAAGTTGCGAAAGCGTATGACGGTGAGTATCGCCTTGTTTCATCAGATGAGATTCAGAAGCAAATTGCTGAGCGCCCTGTAAAGAAGATGCACATGACTGGGTTCACCATCATGGATGAACTCATTGGTGGTCTCCGAGAGCAGATGGTCATTGGAATCGCAGCACACTCCGGTCACGGTAAGACTGCGATGGGACTCTTCCTCACTGAAAAGTATAAAGCATTGAACCCTGTTTTTATCGCCCTGGAGCAGAGTGCGGAAGAGTTGGTAGAACAACGTACTTCAAACGGACAGTTTGTCCCACACTTCTACACAAACGAAACCTATGCCGCTCGTGTACGCCCCGACTGGATTGAACAGCGTGTGATTGAAGGTATTGCGAAGTTTAACTCGCGCCTCATCGTCATCGACCACCTCGGATATGTAGACCCAGAGAACAAGCACGACAAAGACCAGGAGCACCTCCGCATCGAACGCAAGATGCAGAGCATCAAGAATATCGCAAAGCGTTGGAACGTCATCATCATCGTTCTGGTTCACATCACCCAGTTGGATGAAAGCACACCGCCTAACTTGATGAACTTGAAAGGAAGCTCCGCAATCAAACAGGAGTGCGACAAAGTAATTATGTTGTGGCGCAAGAACCGGATGCACCAAAAACTGCGTGTCTACCACAATGAAACTCTTTTCTCTTTGCAGAAGAATCGCTGGAGCGGAAAGAATGGGTCAGTTGGTCTCATGTTCCAACCGGAAACCGGAATGTATGCTGAGTGGAACGGATGGGTAGAGGCAATGGAGAAAATGGCAAAAGAGTCAGACCAGGAAACCTTTTAATATGCTCACCTCAATCAACCGACACGAAGAAACGAAGTTGTATGAGGATGTGCTTGAAATCCTTGGCATCGCAATCAGGTCATACGAGCGCACAGGTAACGAACGCCTGATACCACACATCGAACGCCTGGATAGTTTAGTTGAAAGAATGAAAGCAAGAATCGCCACACACGATTACATCGAAGAAGATACACGCACACGTTTCGTAGAAAACGCATTACATGATAAAAAGCGCACATGAAGGCTATGTCACACTCAACATCCCACAGTCCCTATTTCAAATGGTTAGAGTCATCAGCGTCCCAACAGGTAAAAAGAGAGTTAACGGAGATGGAAAAATCGAAGCGCAATTCGTTTGTCTCACTAAAGGAAGTAATGAACCGCTCGTATGGGCGACAAGGGAACAAATAGTATGAAACAGTTAATGGAGAAGCGGGTATGAAATATCCAGACGACTACATAAACAAGGTGATACAAGGCGACTGTCTTGAAGTGATGAAGCAGATGCCTGATAAGTGTGTGGACTTGGTACTTACTGACCCGCCGTATGGTGTTTCTATCCATAAGCAACAACTTGGAAAATGGGCTGGGTCGAGACTTGATAAAGGTGAATGGGACCTCAACATTCCTTCTGAGGAGTACTTTACTGAGATATTTCGTGTTAGTAAGAAGCAAATATTTTGGGGAGGAAACTACTTTCCACTCAGACCATCTAGAGCTTTTTTAGTCTGGGACAAGGGCGCAGGATTTAAGGGTAGGGATTTTGCAGAGTGTGAGTTGGCTTGGTGTTCGGAAGATATGAACGCAAGAATCTTTCTACACGACCCTTTGGCGCGTGGTGACTACAAAAACAAACACCACCCAACAACAAAACCTGTGGAGCTTATGAAGTGGTGTCTTACTTTTTTCCCCGAAGCACAAACCGTTCTCGACCCATTCCTGGGTTCAGGAACAACAGCACTTGCTTGCAAACAACTCAATCGTAACTTCATCGGCATAGAACTATCAGAAAAATACTGCACGATTGCAAACGAACGCCTAGCACAAGACTTACTTTTCACATGAAACAGTTAATGGAGAAGCGGGTGTAAGTAAGATATGAGTTGGCTTGATGCACAAATAAAAAAGGGTGCGGCTTGCCGATATTGCGGGGCTAACACAGACCTCTCTATTGACCACATTATACCCAGGTCAAAAAAAGGCGCTAACGTACCAAGCAATTTCCAAGTCTTATGTTCATTCTGTAACTCTACCAAAACGAACCACACAGAAAAGGAGTTTGCAGAAATCCTACGCGATATAAAACATCGTGGAATCTGGTACTCATGGGAGCATAAATATGCTGCGTACCTAGAATGGCTTGAGTTTGGAAGAAATGAACGAGGATTACCACCTCTCGACTTTTCTATCAACATTTAACGAAACAAACATGAAACGCTCCGGCATAAAAAAACCGACCTACGAAGAGGCTCTAGCGAAGAAACGTGTGCAAGATGCACTCCGGGCTAAAAACCCCGTAAAACGGCAAATAGGCACCAATAAGACGAAGCCTAAGGCACGACGAGTAAAGCCAATGCTCAAGAAGTTGAAGAAGCGGTTATGGGAGCTGTGCCGGGAGATAACCATCAAGCGTGACGGGCGCGATTGCTACACCTGTCCCTCCAAAGACCTACAGGGTTCTAACTGCCACTTGGGACATTTTATATCAAGCTCCATTTGTTCTACTGAGTTACGCTATGACCTCGCTAATTTAAGAATCCAATGCTACGCCTGTAACATTCACCGCTCCGGTAATTGGCTCGCGTATGAGAATCGTTTGAAGAAAGAACACGGACTCGACTACGTTGATAATCTGAAACGCCGTAACGAAGAAACAAAAGGATTGCAGTACAGAGAGGATTGGTACCAGATGATGATTGCGCGATATGAAACTTTGGTGCTAGAATTGTAGAGTCCGTCAAAGGACTGAGACTGTTCGCTTAAACTCATTCTCGCAATTACCGCCTTTCGGGGCGGTTTTTGTATATGTGGATAACCACTTGACACCTACAACAAGGGGTATATACTGGGATTATACAAGTTTAAGCGAATAGGTATGTCACAAGAAGAACTAGACCAGATGGAAACCGAAGCATACGCAGACCTCGCAGTAGAAGATTGGGAACGACCACAAGGACAGTCAGTACAGGAACTCGCAGAGGAACATTTACAGGCAGAACTCGAACGGAACCACAAGTATTTATTCGATGCTAAGTACGCACTATGATTAACTCCAAACCGATTTACACACTCGATTACCTAAAGACGGAGGCAGAAGGAATCTCAGGACATTGGAACGGAGAAGATACTCGATACGTTGACCACAACGGAGAGGCGCGAACAGAAGACGATGCAAGCGCAGCAGGTGAACTACTTGAAAAACTACAAGAGGTCGAAGCGTTGATAGAAGAACTGGGAATCTAACATGCTCGACATAGAACCATGAGCAATAACGTAAACACGGTTATAGCGGAAGACAAGGAATACTACAGATGGGTGCGCGAACAGAAGAAGCGCATCCTCGCAATCTACAACCCGACCAGACGCATGGAAGAATGGAAAAAGTATTTCGGAACAAAACAGGAACCAGACGACAGATACTTACTCGGTAACATTTTCTAAATGAAAGAAATATCAAAAGCAATCCTCGCCGTAATGAGCGAAGTGAAGTCCATAGACAAAACTATGGATGTGGGTACTGGAGGAAACTCCTACAAGGGAGTGAGCGACAAGGTAGTAAAGGAAATCTTACAGCCAATACTCATAAAGCATGGACTCGTAATCGTTCCAATTTCAGTAGAAGCGAAAGCAACTACGGAACGATGGGAGGAAACATATAACGGCAACCCAAAACAAAAGCAGTCAACACTCACAGAAGTGACCACAAAGTACCTACTCATCCATGAGAAGAGTGGGGAATCTATCGAACTTGCAGGGTATGGACACGGTGTAGACAGCCAGGACAAGGGTGCAGGGAAGGCAACAACCTACGCACTCAAATACGCGCTCCTCTACACATTTTTGATCCCTACAGGAAAGATAGACGATGCAGACACAGAACACTCAGACAGCATGGACGTACCGCCCACTATCAGACGATAAATAATAATTATGTCAGAAACAGAAACAATTTTCGTATCAGGACTATACCTCAATCGTGTATCAGACAAAGCACCCGCTTTCATCATTACCAACCAGGACATCCATGTAGAAAAGCTCATTGCGTGGCTACAGGAAAACAAGCACCTTGCAAATGAGAGAGGATACATCCGCATCACAGGCAAGGAATCACAAGCTAAAGATGATAAGGGATTCAATAAGCGTTACTTCCAAGTGGACACGTATAAGAAAGAGGAGAAGGCAGAAACCGCACCAGTGGAAGAAACAGATGAATTGCCACCTTTCTAACATGAAACAATCTCTCCGAGAGCGCATCTTGTCTTACTACCAGAAGAATACTGGAGTGTGGATTGCATCGGGTGAGATACAGCGATTAGTTACAGAACGCACGAACTTTTCGCCCTCGAACTCTACCCGAAGATTAAGAGAATTACGGGAAGACGGACTCCTGGAACAGAAGCTCGTAAAGGGGCATGCGTGGTACAGGTACATCCCGCAGCCGAAACAAGTACAAGACGTAGTGATTGAAGACGGCATAGCGCGAGTGACGTATAAACAAGTATTCGCATGAATCACCTTGAACACGCAACCCTAGTAGAAATCGCAACAGGCACACCATTTCAAGTTCGCCCACGCCTTTTGAAGTTTCTTGAGACAGTGAAGGTGGAGGAGAAGGGAACAAGAACCGGAAAGCAAAACAACTCTTTCCATCTATGGCTCGAACAGGTAGCGCAGGAATTGGATAAGAACGGTTTTACGATTCAGAACGTCACCGCGAAGATACAACGTGCGGAAATCAGACCAACAGGAGACAACCTGAAAGAGGTGATGTTCCGGCCATACATGATAGCGGCGACTGGAAAGAAAAGTACCACGCAACTAAAAAAGAACGAGGTGGACAAAATCTACGAAGGCCTCAACAAGTTTATTGGAGAGAACTTTCACATCCACGTACCCTTCCCCTCAGACGAGAACAGGGCTATGGAGGAGCTATCAGGTGTACGGTTGGGAGCGCATAACAACATTAGTAAAGACGATAACTACCCGGAGTACACAGGTGCTCCGACAATTTAAGAATGACAACACAAGAAAAAATCCTCACCCACATCCTCAAGTACAAAAAGAAACACGGTGTAGTACCTTCAGCACGATTCCTTAGTAAATACTTTGGCATGACCGCACAGGGTATGAGCTTCCACTACAACGCGCTTATAGAACAGGGGAAACTGAGAAAGCTACCGGAACCCGTGATTTATGAGACTGTGGATAACGCTTGATATATACAAGTGTTTATGCTAATATGTAGTTATACAAGTTTAAGCGAACAAGTATGGAACTACATAAGGCAGAAGAATTAACCAAACAGTTGATGCAGGAACACGGGGTAGAGGGGTACACGTTTTCGTTCATGCGACAGAAGAAGAGTCGGTTCAATCGAGCCGGGCAATGTAACTGGAAGAATAAAACCATTCAGCTACAGCCACTCTTTGTAGAATTGAACGAAGAACCATTAGTACGAAACACAATCTTGCACGAGATAGCACATGCACTCAGACCACGCCACGGACATAACAAGTTTTGGCGACAGACCGCTCAAGCAATCGGATGCACAGGACTTCGATGCTACGGGAAGGAAGTTATTAACAAGAAGAATTAAGCGAAACAACAATGAAATACTTTGACATTAAGACACCAGCCAAGAAATTGAACGCATGGGAGAAGTCGGTACAGGAGTTAAAGCGTCTAATGGAGAAAAAGTAATATGAAACACACCAACTTCCAAGACGAGATATACCACTACTCAAACGAACGAGTGTTCAGTATCAAGAAGGGAATCATACTATTGGTTTTACTCGCAGGACTCGCAGGGATTGTACACATTATGAACACGGTAGAAGCGTACCAGAGTGGATTGGACACAATGGTTGACTCTGAGGTTCCGGTAGTAATGGAGAAAGGCGTATGAACTTTCTCATTTGCGCGATTATTGGGCACAAGCCGGAATATCACCTAGATTACATCTACGGTTCTTTACCGAGAGAACATGGCGTGTGTTCACGATGTGGGTTCACTACTCTCTTTGAGAAGCCAACGATTGAGAGACAGGCGCAACTCCCTTTAGTAGATTGTTTTGAATCTCGACTAACATGACACACCGTACAGAACAGTGTTGCAAAGAATGTAGCGGGTGGGAACCTGCACTCCATGAGTGTAGTTGCCAGTGTCACTATTCCCCCACTGATGAGGGTGTGGTTTCTCCCACCATCCCCGAACGAGTAGAGGAGTTCTCTAAAGGCTTTGATGCGACGTGGAACTCTGCTGTCGCCATTCTACTCCGTTTTATCAAGGGCGAGATTTCAGAGGAAGAAAGGAATGCCCAACTCAAGGTTTTAGACGATGCAGAAAAGTTACGGCTCACCACCGCCCTCACCGAAACCGACCAACAGGCGAGGGAGTCTGTGCTTGAACAGGTTGAATCTGCGCTCGAAAACTATTACCTCAGTAGCTACCCACTTCCAAACCATAAGGTAGCCATGGGTTATATACGCGCCACTCTCTCTAACCCTCCATCACAGGTATGAAAGAATCAGATATAGAAGATTTCATTGAGATGATGATATGTGGAATCCCTACAATCTGTCGATTCTTGTACCGCGTTGTTGTGCTGGTGCTTTTGGTAGTCTTAATTATTGAATCATGAACCAATCACAACCAGAGAAGAACCCCGAAAAAGTACACCTAGACCGCAATATGAACATGCTTATGGACAACCTGAATAACAAGGTCACACCCATATTTCAAACTGAGCCACGTCCAGAATGGGAGAAGGATTTTGTTGACTTCTACATGGAGCGTGGCGAATACGAAGGTCGCAAACTCGGCCCTGAGCAATACATAGAGTTCATTGAAAAGCTCCTCCTCAAAACCCGCACCGCAGAACAAGAGCGAGTGGTGGGGATTGTGGTGGGGAAGTTCGATGAACCACACGAAGGAACAGATGACGTTACAAAAGAGCAGTCTGACTATTGGGTAGACG